ACGTGGTAAGTTTGTAATAATTGCGGTAGTGGAACCTAGTGTGTTCGCAGCTGCGTAAGTAAATGTGTTCTCATTGATAATAGAAGAAACACCATACGTTCCATTATATCCACTTGTTACCACACCAGAAATTAATACTGTAGAGCCAACTTGTAAACAGTGATCATTTTCTGTTGTCACTGTAACTGTAGATCCAGGAGTTGTTCCTGCTGCAGAGATTTGATCAAGGTTAAGAACTGGGTTGAATAAAACACCAGATGTCCATAGAACACCTTTACCAGATTGGTAACGCATATACTTCTTAGTCTGACGAGAGATAGAAGCACCATGAGAAGGTAGGAATGGACCAAGAGTAACACCACCATCGAATGGACGATGTAAAGCAAAAGCGTCTGAACGAACAAACATATTTGCAGCTAATGCAGCATTTGCAACTGCGCCACCCACACGAGCAGTGAAAGTGAATGATGTTTGAGAAGGCACTGATTCCGCAAAGAAGTTTCCAGTAATCAAATTATGATTAGTTCCAGAAGAAGTTGCGATTGAAACTAAAGGTGCTCCAGGGACTAAACCATGGTTAGCAGTACAAGTTACTGTAATTCTAGAAGGGTTTGCTCCATCAGATACAACAGAACCGATTGGTAGTGATGCTCCAGTATAGAAACCACCACGACGACCATAAGTAGAACCAGTATAAATTGATAAACCACTAGTACCAACAATACCTTTAGCGTAATAAGTAAATACTGTAGGACTGTGTACGGAGTTGATAACGAACGCACCTTCAGCACGAGCATAGTTAGCTGTGTTTCCTAGACCATAAAGAATAACTGGATCGTTTACGTTTAGGTTGTGTGGTGCAGAACACGTTACTGTAATTAGTGATGGTGTATTACCATCAGTTGTAATATTAGTTAAGAATAAGTCTAGACCTGGACGTTCATAGATACCTGGAATACCACGGATATCTGTATAGTTTTGCCACTTAGTTGTTTGCAAACCATATTCAAAGTCAGCGTCAATTAATGATTGTGGGTTAGCCACACGCATACGCTCAATAGCATCAACACCGAATGCGTATGGGCGAATAATGTTACCGACTTGTTTTGGTGCGTCTGTATAAACTGCAATCTTATCAGTCGCCAACATAGTTGACGTATCTTTTAAGAATGTTACTGTTGTGCTACCAGTTTGTTCAGAGTAGAATGATTCATTATCATTCGGGTCGTAGACTAGAGTTCCTGTTCTTGTAGGATCTCCGATCGCATAAATGTTTTCTTGAGATGTTTTATTCGCGATAATTAATAATTGAGTTTCATCGCATTTTCCAGGAAACTTGATTGTTCCTTCACCAGCAATACCAGGTGTAAAAATGTATTTTTCAACTAATTGACGTGCCATATTATATTCCTCTTAGAATCCAAAAATAATAGAATAACCAATGTAATCTGCTTTGATAGATTGGTCGATGTTTGATAAAGAAACAATACCATCGATTCTCAATTGTCCCATATCATAAACGAAGTATGCTAAATCAGTAATGAGACCCAAATCTTCAGATATACCAATAACTAAATCTGTCACAGATCCTAAATCACTCATAGCCTGCGGAGCGAAAACCGCTGAAGCTACTGCAACATCATTATTAGCATTTACCCATTGGGTACCATTATATTTTAAAACCTGCTGAGCAGTTGGTGAGTTGATTGCAACATCAGAAAGCCCATCAAGCGTATTTGTATCTAGCGATTTCCACTGAACACCTGTTCCAGTAGAAACTAAAAATTGTCCGTTTACACCTGTGCTGCCACCAGCAGTTAAAGTGCCAGTTAGCGTTAAATTGTTTAGTGTTTTATTGGTAAGTGTTTGACTACCATTCAGTGATACTACTGTTACAACAGATTCTGTACCAAGGGTAGATTTTTTGAAGAATAGATTACCGTCGTATGTGTTTAATGCAAGTTCACCAAGAGCTAAGTCTGTTGTTAGTGGAACTTTTCCTGCGACGGCAGAACGCTTAATTTTAATTGAATTAGACATTATAACCTATTCTATGTAGAAAACAAATACTCAGTATATACTGAGTGGTGGGATTTTCATCCCACCAATATATTTAGC